GCAAGCAGTAGAATCTATGAGATATGTGTATAAAAATAATATTAGAACAAATCCAAACGGATTAATAACGGCTAAAAACTTAACTTGGGATAATACAGCCAAAATTATTTATAATACTATTTACGGATAAATCATATGCCAATACCATCAAGAAAACAAAATGAAGATAGACAAAAATTTATTGGTCGTTGTATGAGTAATGAAACGATGAAAAAAGACTATCCTAATACTCAACAAAGAGTTGCTATTTGCTTGGGACAAACAAAGAAAAAGAGCAAATCCTCTTTGATTGAGATGGTTCATGATGAATTATTAGCAAAAAATTGCTCATGGGATGATGAATGGGATGAGTTTACATGGGATATTGTAGCCAATATTATATATGATGAAGATGATAAGATCATAGCAGCAGAAAAAAATGGTAGAAAAGTTACTTTAAATAAACCTTTTAGAACTCCAGACGGTCCTAAAAAATTTAGTGTTTATGTTAAAAATGAAAGCGGAAATGTTGTAAAAGTTAATTTTGGTGATCCAAACATGGAAATTAAAAAAGATATTCCCGCTAGACGCAAAAGTTTCAGAGCAAGAATGAGATGTGACACACCTGGGCCAAAATGGAAAGCGCGTTATTGGGCCTGTAAATCATGGTGAAAATATGAAAACTATAAAACAATTATTAGAAGAGAATAAAATGGAAACTAAAGCTCAAGAAGTACAAGGCTATAGCTCTGATGCTGTGATAGAACTATTAAAAAAATCATTAAATTTTCATTGGCAACAAACAACATCTTTGTCGGCACAAGCCGTGCATCTTGAAAGATGGGGTTATAAAAAACTTGCCGCTATTCTAGAAGCAGACGCTAAAGAGGAACATGAACACGCCACCATAAATTTACAAAGATTAGAATTTTTTGATGTTGATTATCAGCCATTAGTTGTTGCTCCACCAACATGGACTCGTCATGATATGGTGGCCATGATCAAATATAATCTCGATTCTGTTAGAGAAGCAGCGGCCATAGAAAGAGCCACAATTACAGCAGCAAGGGCTGTAGGAGATGAAATGACAGCAAATACCATGATTCCACTACTGCAAGGTAGTGAGGACGGTATAAGATTATATGAAGGATACCTTAAACTAATAGAACAAATGGGCATTGATAATTTCTTAACCTTACAGGTATAACAATGTTTAGATCAAGAGCAGAAGAAATTTTAGATCAAGTAAAGACAAATATTGAATGTCCACCAGCCACACAAGATATTAGTTTAAATTTAGCTAATAGAAAAATTTGTGTTGATAAAGCTAACTACGGCCCTGCAAATCCAGAATTAGACAATCCAGAATTTTGGCAACAAAAAGCTGATTTGTTTAAGACTACTACTGAACAAGCAAAAACTATGAGATGCTCTAATTGTGCTGCTTTCATAGTTAAAGAAAAAATGATAAAATGTATTGAAAAAGGTATTTGTGAAGAAGATATGAATGAGGCCGGTAAGATTATTGACTTAGCTAATCTAGGTTACTGCGAATTATTTGATTTTAAATGTGCTGGTAGTAGAACTTGTGATGCTTGGATAACTGGCGGCCCATTATCAGATTCAAATATATAAATAAAAATTATAAGGAGTTTATTATGAATGATCGTTATAAAGATATACTAAGTTCAGTAAATGAAACTTTAGCAAATGCTGCTAAAAATACTAGTATTAAATCTAAAGCAGAGGATGGAGATTTTACACAAGTCGAAGAAATGGAAGTTGAAAGTCCAGAAATGGAACTCATGGAATATAAATATGATTTTTATACTATGAGTATGGGTGCTATAAAATCAATTGCTGTGCATGCCCAGGCAATACTAGATGCAATAGACAGTCCATCTGTAAAAGAAGGTTTGACAGAGAGTTGGTTGCAGGGTAAAATCGCCGTGACAGAAGATTATATGCTAACGATCCACAATTTTCTCATGCATGGAGAAACAGAAACCGATACAGAAGGAGCGGAGGCAGCAAAGAATCTTCCTGGTTTATGGGAAAATATTCGTAAAAAAAGAGATCGCATGGGGAAAAAATATAAGCCAGCAAAGCCAGGAGACAAAGACAGACCAGATCCCGATCAATGGAAAAAATTAACTAAGTAATATTTAGTTAATTAGCTAATTAAAACTTACTAGGACATTAATAAAGGAAAAATATGATTATACCATCAGTTGGTAAGCAGAAGATATCTTATAAAGATCATTCAGAAGTAAATTTTGAGCCACTAGATTTTTATATAAATTTATCTAAAAAAATTATTGCAAAAATGGGTTCCTCTTTTTTCAATGGTTTATCCAAAGATATGTTGAAGAGCGAGGACTCTATAGCTTTTGTTGCCAATGCTATAATGATGGGCGATTGGAGATGGAAACAAAATAATGATGATGTAGAAAAACAAAATAAAAGTTTATACTCATATAGGAATCAATGCGCTATCTGGGCAATGAAAACCTATGTTACTAAACAATATAAGAATAAATACAATAATAAAAAAATTAAAACAGACTATTCTATTAATCATCAGACCGATAGTTTAAGCTTAGAAAGTATTATTCAAGATAATTCTCAACGAGAACCAATAGATATTATTATTGAGAAAGAAAACAACAAAGAGATCAACGATCTCCTGTCTAAATTTTTTGAATCTGACATCATTTCTGACAAACAAAAAGAATATATAAAACTATATTATTTTGAAAAATTAACACTAGAAAAAATTGGTAAAAAATTTGGAGTAACCAGAGAAGCGATAAGACAAAGCCTTAGATCGGCTATTAAAAGAATTAGAGAGTTAGTATGAATATATACTCTATTTATGCTATCATAGGAGCTAATCATAAATTTAAAAAAAATTATATTTTATCAGTAAATGATCAAGGTATTTTTCTTCCTATAGAAAAAATAAATAATATAAAATTTTTACATAATGAAATAAGATATAATATTAAAAATATGTTTTATGATAAAACTAGCGATCTGGTTCAACATATTAATTTATCATATACTGAAGTTCAACATCCACTAGCTTTGCGTTATATAGATTCTATAAATAATAACAATAATATTTACACGGAGAATGACTTATTCATATTAACAGGTTTGGTTTTAGACCAAAATCATGAGTCTAAATTAAGTTGGCAAGAATTTTATTTTAAAAAAGATATTAAAAATATATCAATTATAGATAATATTATAGATTTTACAATAGAAAAAACAGTATTATGAATTTATTAAATTTTTTTAAACGTAAAAAATCCGATACCAACAAAAAACACAATCAGATAGAGAATACATATTTAGACATTGTTATTTCTTTAAATAAAAATCTAGAAATTGATCTATCAATTTTTTTAGAAGATAAATATCAAAATACTAACTTAGATAAGCTTACCTATGCAATGACGTGTGTCGAGTTTATAAATACTGTAGTGTCTGATAAATTAAAACCAGAAGTAACCAATATTATAGACACACAAATTCGTTCACCAATTAATGAGCAGCTAATTAGTGCAATACTATTACTATTGAAAAAAACAGAAAATAAATATTTAGATACAAATAATAAAATATATATTAAACCATCTCAGGTTTTTTTAAAATATTAAAATCATATGGATACAAATAATAAATATATTATTTTTTGGGAGAAATGGAAAGATCCTTTTGGTTATGATGAAGAAAATAAACAATCTAATATTTTAGATAACCCACCAGATGATTACAACGACTCTGACCCACCAACCTATGCAGAACAAAACTATAAGAAAATTAAATGTAAAATTATTGAAACGCCATTTGGTATAATGCCTTTTAATGAAAACACAGCATCAAGTGAAATTTTTAATTTTTGGACTGGTCATGCCAATTTCCCTGTTACTTTGGATATTGCAAACATAATTGATAACATTGATGGAGTCGAAACATTAAACATATTTACTAAATATAGATTTAGAATAGCAATTGGTAAAGCTTTTATTGATTCTGATATTATGAGAAATATTAATAAATCCGTATACGCATACTTAGAGAATAAATATGAGTGTGAATAATTCTACTAAAGAACATGAATTAGACTTAAATAATATTCATGTAAATAATATAGATACTAAAAATAGAGAAATTTTTTTACATTCTTATATTTCAGATCTTGAAGACGAGCCAGGAATCGACTATAGGGTTGCGACAGTTTTTCAAAAAAATATAAGATATTTGAATAGCATATCCATAGAACCAATATTAATTCATATGCACCTTCCTGGTGGTTCATGGACCGATTGTCTAGGAATTTATGACGCTATTAAATTCAGTAAATCTAAAGTTATAATATTAGCGTATGGCAGCGTAGAATCCGCTAGTAGTGTTATTTTACAATCTGCTGATTGTAGAATATTAATGCCAAATACAAATGTAATGCTACATTATGGTTCATTTACTATTAATGAAGAGCATAGCAAAGCAGCCGCGAGTAGTGTTCAGTGGAACGAAAGAGAATGCGATAAAATGGTTGATATCTTTACTGATAAATGCTTACAAAGTTCTATAGCTAAAAATAAAAATTGGAAACGACCAATGGCAAAAAAACACATCATCGCACAACTCGCCAATAAATGTGATTGGATACTAACGGCTAATGAAGCGGTTGAATATAATTTTGCTGACGGTGTATTAGGTACTAAGAGATACTCAAACATTGATGAACTAAAAAATACAATAAAAAGAAAATGACATATTTAGAATATGCAATATATGATCTCGACAATACAGAAGTTGAGATTAAATCTAATATAGAACTAGCTATACAACAACGTGTTAATGTTATCTCTGTACCATTTGCATTAACTAAATTTTGCAAATCACTAGTCAAAGGCACAGATATTTTAGTATCTAATGCCATAGATTATCCTCTAGGTATTTCAGATACAAAAACTAGAAATAGCGCAATATCAAATGCTATAGATAATGGTGCTCAAAAAATTGATCTTGTATTACAAAATAACTATTTAAGTTTAAAAAAATATGATAAGCTAAAACAAGATATATATTCAAATTTAGAAATTTGTAAAAAGTATAATATAGAACTTTGCTTCTACTTAGAGTATAGGACATTTACTCATCAGTCTTTAATAAAAGCATGTAATATGCTATATGAAACAGGTTCTATCAATAATGTGTACGTTTCCACCGGATATATGCTAGACAATATTGATGATAATATCATAGCTGTGGTTCTATTAAAACAAAAAACAAATATAAATACCATATTTAGCGGAAATATTTGGACAGAACAACACGTCAGAACTCTTGTAAAAAATAATATTAATCATATTAGATTTAATAATATCTATAGTGCAATTTTATATAATAAATATTTACTAAGCACATAACATGTCTGTAGATAAAATTTTTATTAGTATAGCATCTTACAGAGATGATCAAACAGTTCCTACTGTGGTTGATTGTCTTAAAAAAGCTAAATTTCCAAACAGATTAGTTTTTGGTATTTGTCTTCAACAAGATAAAAATGAGATAGACACTAGTTACTTAGATAATTATCCACAAATTAAAATAATAAATTATCATTGGAAAAATAGTCAGGGGACATGTTGGGCAAGACATCAGATACAGAAACAATTAATCTCTGACGAGACTTATTATTTTCAATTAGATTCACATCATAGGTTTGTTGAAAACTGGGATGAATGGTTGATAGACACTTATGAAGAATTGAGAAAAAATTATAATAAACCAATTATTGGTGGGTATTGTCCATCATATTTTATATCAGACGATTCCATATTAGCAGACAGTCCTCTACAGACAAATTGCCATTCTGACTTTACAGAAACCGGAGACTTGTTTTTTAGTTCTAAAGAAATAAATAACTTTATTGAATTAAGAGAACAAAAAGTCAAAACCGTTACTGCAAAATTTTTATCTGGTCATTTTATATTTACTGGAATAAATTTTTGTAAGGAGTGTCCGTATGATCCTAATTTATACTTTAGGGGTGAAGAATTATCTTTGAGCGTAAGAGCTTATACTCATGGTTATGATTTTTTTCATCCAACAAATCCAATTGTTTGGCATGAATATATTAGAAAAAATAAACCAAAACACTGGAATGATCATGTTCCAAAAAATGGTTTTGTTGTTACTGCTGAACAAAGATCAGATAAGGCCAAAGAAAAAATTAGATATTTATTAGGCATGGAAAAATCTAATATTAATTTCCAGAAATATGGATTAGGTAATGTTAGGAGTATACATGATTATGAATTATATGCGGGGCTGAATTTTAAAACACAACAAGTACATAAATACGCCTATAATATATTGGGTAGGTATCCACATCCATTTACTATGACAGAACAAGAATGGTTGTCTGGATTAATGCCTAAATTCAATATAGCAATGCAATTACCCGACGTAAAACTAACCGCTTTACTAAATACTAAGCCTGATAATTTTTATATTTTATGTTATAATATAGAAAATCATTTAATTTATAGAAAAAAAATTAACAATCTAGACATGTTCAATAATAAAGAAAAAATTTATGCAATGAGTGCGTCGATGGAAACTAAACCATCGAAAATTTATATAAAATCTCATCACGAAAATAGTCAAAAATTAGGAGAAAAATTACTAATTAATAATTTTATTATAAAATGAGGAATCAAATTCTATACGTAGCATTGCATGAAAATGATACAAGTTCGACTATCGGACTGTCATACCAATTCATTAATCAAAATACAAGCATAGATAAATTTATAAATATCTTTGTAAATACTTATGATCTAGAATTAGTCCATATCTATAAATATTATTTTAATAATGATAAAATAGAGTTTATAATAGAAAATGACAATACTAAAAAACTAAAAGATATACTAAATAATAATATTAAAAATTTCTCGCATCTGATACTGCTAAATAATAAATTTCTATATAATAAAAATTTTAACAACGATATTCTTATGGCGATTAATTCTAATATTGACACGGTAATTGATATAAATAACAAAGACAAGGGATTATCTATCTTCAAAATGTCAGATATTTGTGATGTATCTTTGAGCGAATTGCTATTAAAACAACCAAAAATAGATTCAAGTAGTATGGTTTCTTCAAATATTAATTTTATTAAATATGTGCCAAAAACTATTGTATATTCGGATAGTTATTGTTTATTTTGTGAATTATCTCATAGAACAGATTCTTTGTCTTATTTAAATTCATATGTTTATATCAATAAAAAAAATAATAAAGTTTATAATATTGCCAATAATTTTTTAGGTGATTTAGTATATATAATAAATGACTCCTCCCTTTGCATAAACTGGCTAATTAATAATTCTACATTACCTATCTTTTATACAAAAGAATATGATTCAGACAGATATATCGATAGGATTCACATATAAAATATTATTTTTAAGTTTATTTGTGTATTACTATTTAGCCCAAAGGAGAAAAATATATGGCAACTCAACAGGTTAATGGTAGTGCTGTTACATCAACATCCACAAGAAATAATGGCGGTGCGGTTATTAAGGCTGGCACATCAGCAACATTAGTTGATAATGTGGCTCTAGGCTATTCTAATGTTGGTGTTTTTGGATCATCAGTAGCAGATGGCACAAATACAGATAAAGCTTTATCGGCTGGTACTTTTTCGTACAATAATCAGAGTCCAATAGCCAAAAGAGTTACAACAACTCTATCTGGCGTATCAAACACTTATTTACAAAGCGGTGCTGCTAAGCCAGGTCTTGTTCGTAGTATTCATAAGTTAGAAGTTGTTAGAACACGCAGACTAACAACCGCTATTCGTGCTGGATACTGGAATATTTACAGTGGTTCTTTCACAACACCTCCAACTGTTGCTGTTGATTCTTTTGCTTCAGACGATGCTGCAAATCCATCAAGAAGTGCTCCTGGCGAGCTTACATACAAAACTGGCGCTGTAGTACCAGTTCAAGATGACTATGCAGAAAAAACTGGCTGATAAATGAACTAATAATATAGATACATAATAAGCCAATGATACCTAGGTGTCGTTGGCTTATTTACTTTAGGAGTATATAATATGAGTGAAACTATAATTCATTTTTGGGAAAATATAGCCACAACAAGTATTGGTATAATTGTAACAATGGTTGGATTTTGGGTTGCTATTGGCCGAAATATGGCTACTAAAAGTGAGGTTGCTCATATGATAGAAACTCAAAGTCCGTATAATCAAGATCGTCAATTTATTATGGAAAGATTAGCTAGTAATAAAGAAACCCAAGCAGCCTTTGCAAATGCTCTACAACGTAATACTGAAGTAATGACAGAACTAAAGATACAAATAGCCACTTTGGGCAAAACTTTGGAGGCTCTTGAAGAGCGTATTGAAAGATAAGTGTATATTAAAATAACACACCACAAAAGTATAAAGGGCTGAAATATGGGCGTTAAAATTCAACTATTACGAGGATCAGCAGTATCATGGAGCGGATCAAATCCGATACTAGGCGCTGGTCAACCAGGATTTGAAAGCGATACTAATAAACTTAAAATTGGTGATGGATCTACAGCATGGAATGGTTTGAGTTATTTTGGGGGTGGATCCTCTTATAGCGATGAAACTGTTCAGGATCTTTTAGGTAATAGTTTTTTAATTGCTGGCACAGGTATTGCTTTATCATATAATGATGCTGGTAATACTCTAACAATTAATTCTTCTGGCGTTTCTGTTTTATCTCCTGTGGCTATTAGTGGTAGTCAAAATAATTATAATCCTGGTGGTGGTGATGTTTTTAGAATTAGCGCATCGACCACCGGAGTAAACTTAACTGGAATGGTTCTTGGTAATGAAAAATTAAGATTATTACTTAATATTGGATCTACAAATAATGTGACACTAGCTCATGAGTCTGCTAGTTCAACCGCTGCTAATAGATTTATAACTCCTAATGGGGGTAATTATATAGTGGCTCCAACAGGATCAGCTACTTTATTTTATGATGATACTAGCACAAGATGGAGAGTATTGTAATGTTATCCACAAAGATTATTGGTGGATCAAAATCATTGCACTTGGAAGCTATTGATTGGCATAATAGGGTCGTAGCAAATGGTGGTAGTGTTAGTCAATATACTCTTAAAGCTGTGAGCGATTTTTGTAGAGGAATTGACGGTGCTGGAATAAGAAATCGATTTTTAAGATTAAATCTATTTTGTGGTAATAATTTAAATGCTTGTACAGTTCCTCTATATAGAGGATATAGTTATGGTGGAACTCTTTATGGATCATCCACAGAAACTAATACTAATTTCGTATCATCAGACTATACTGAAACAGGATCTAATAAGGGTTTAAATACTATTGGAGAAAAATATTTAAATACTGGCCTTACTATTGCTAGCGCATATAATGCGGGTATCAGCTGGGCTAGTAATCATATGGGCATTTATATTACTGATAGTAATTTATTTACTGCGGGATGGATGGGCGCAAATGATACTAATTTTGGTTGTTATGATAATACTGCCTTTGCATTTTATTCTCTAGACGGTGGTACTTATATTGGAGGAGCTGATGCTGGTGATCATACTATCTCAACTGTTATTGGCACCAATAATGGTTTTGCTTTGGGAACATATACTTCCTTGAGTACTGGTGCTGTATACAGAAACGGAATTAGTGTGACTAATGCTATTGGAGTTTTTAATTCTGAATTTACAACAAGTAATACTTTACCACTAATAGTAGGTGGAACTAGTTATAGTGTAGATGGGTGTGGCCCCACTGCGTATGAAACAGCTAATACAATTTTAGCTGGATATTCTATTGGATTAGGATTAACATCATCTCAAGCATCATCATATAATAATGCTATGCAAGCTTTTCAAACAGCTTTAGGAAGGAAAATAACATAATGTTTTTATTAGTAAATAATGATCAATACGTTGTTTTACAAAGTATCAACGATGCTCATGAGGATCGTAAAATTATGCCAGTTAAATCTAATAATAATAACTGGATAGTACAAGATGATCTACTAACAGATTGTACCACCGAAGGAACCACATGGTATGACTGGAAAGATTGGTTAGTCTCTTTAACCCCAACCGATGATATTCCAGCACCAAAACAGCCACGACCAACCCCAAAACCTAAAAATCCCTAATTGGTGTAATATAAAATATAACCCTTATTAATGGAGCTAATTATGGCCAGACCATTCACAGACATAACCAAATCAATAAGCGCTAATAATATTAAAAATGGCACCCTATTAGTAGCTACTGGTGGATTGCGTACTGGATCTTCCAGTAGTTATTTTAATAAGGTTTACGATCAATATGTTCAAACATATCCAGTCATTACAGACATTCAGAGTAAATATGGTTATAGATTTTATAATGGTCTATTTATTGATAGTGTTGATAACGGCACCGTTTGAGGTGATTCATGATAAAACCCGGATATAGAACTAGTGAATTTTGGTTCACGATGGTTAGTTTTATTTTTAGTGGATTATTTTTAGCTGGTATTATAACAGATAACGCAGATAAGGAGGATCTAATTAGAGATGTAAGTCATGGTGTTGAATCGTGCATCCTAATAGGAGGTCAATTGTTTATACTGTACAAATACATAAAGGGTAGATCAAATATTAAACAATCTTGGTGGAATAGTCAATCAGTACCAATTTCTAAAGAGGTAGAGGCAAATGAATCTAACAAGCAAAGAACTAATAAAAACAGAAGTAGAAAAACTAATAGCAACAACAAAAGTAAAAGTACAAGAAGTAAAAAGAATAGCAGTAGATGAAGCATGGAAAATTTTACAGTTAGCAACAGCAACAATTATTCAAATTATTGAATCTATTGGTAATGATTTGGCTGGTCCAGATAAAAAAGCATTAGCAATGGAACTTCTTAATAAATTCTATGATAGTGTGTTTACCGTTGTTGATATTCCAGTTGTGCCAAACTTTTTGGAGCCTATGATACATAAGTATGTGAAAGCTTTTCTTATGGTATTGCTAAGTGCCACAATTGATGCTCTTGTCACAACTTTTAGAAATGCTGGAGTTTTTATTAAGAAAGTAGGTTAATATGAATTTTACTCAAAGTTTTGAAGAATTTAGTAGAAACGTGAGCACAATGGATTTGGCTCTGTATGCTGGTGTTGGAATTATTGTCTGGGTTTTATTTAAGGAAAGACTAAGCCCTATACAAAAACTTATACTATCTCTAGTAGACCAAGGTAAAAATTTATTATCAACAAATAAATCTAAATCTTCTACTACTGATGTTGTTATGAATAAAACATCTGTTACTACACATGGTGAGGATGTCTTTTATCAATTAATTACATCCTGGAAACAAACTAGAGATCTTGCTGTGAAAAGCAATTGTGAGGAAGCCGTAAGGGTTGCAGATGAAATGTTTCCATTTCTAAGTCCAAGCGTTTGTAATAAGGATGAAAATCTATGAATCAAAAAATTGTGCTTGTTATTGCTGGTCTTTTGGTGTTTATTGGTTTAACTAAACCAGATTTATCAAAATTTATCAATCGTAATAACAATCCTGTTGTTGTAGACGAAATAATAGTTGTAACACCACCAGCAGATATAAAACTTAGAGAAGTTTGTCAACCAGTTATTGAAACTCTAAAGGGTAATCCAAGAGATGCTCGTAGACTTTCAAATACGTTTTTGGATATTGCCAGACTAATCGAATTAGACGGAGAAGAAATGGTCATTAAAAATACAGAAGAAATTAAACAAGCAAATAGTTTGGTTGGCCCAATGTTGCGTCTTGATATAAAAGGTAAGTATCCTTCATTATCTAAGGATTGTCAAGCAGTAGTTGTTAGTCAAATAGGAGATGATAACGTAACTCTAACAAAAGAATTACGAAGTTCTGCTGTTGAAGCGTTTAGGGGTCTTGGGTGGGCTTGTTATGAGGGGAGCAAATAATGCCTCGTTTTTCACCAAAAGAATTATTTGAAAATTATAAAGAAGGTTTTCAAGGATGTCTTTGGGAACAACATATCTTTGATAGGCTTTTAGAAGAATCTAAATACGCATATTTTGGAGATGGGGCTAAAAGAATCCAAGGTAGCGGAAAAGGAAAACTATCAACACCATATAAGAGTGTGCTTAAGTTTGACAAAAGCTCTTACAATGAAAGACAAACCACAGGAGATTGTGTTAGTCATGCAACACGAAATGCTGTAGACGTTACTCGTGCTGTAGAAATTGATATAGAGGGAGATAAGGAGAGTTGGTTAGCAAGAGGTGCTACAGAAGCGATTTATGGTGCTAGGGGATGGGCTGGCCAAGGAATGAGTTGTTCAAGAGCAGCCGAGTTTGTTAGTAAAATAGGCGGGGTATTAGTTAGACAAAATTATAAAGGTGTTATAGATCTATCAAAATATAACGGTAGTCTTGGTGCTGGTTGGGGAGGCAGAGGTCTTCCAGATAAAGTAATCGACCTAGCCAATGACCACCAAATCAAAACAGTAAGTCTAGTTAGAACTATAGACGAAGCAAGAGACGCTTTAGCCAATGGTTATGGTTTAGCAGTCTGCTCTAACTATGGATTTAGTAGTAAAAGAGATAGTAAGGGTTTTGCAAAAACTAGTGGCAGTTGGGCACACGCTATGGCCTGGATAGCATGTGACGATACTGGAAAAGAGCCGTCGTTTTTAGTGCAGAATAGTTGGGGCAAATGGAATGATGGTGGTCATCCAGAATGGGGTCCAATTCCAGATGGTTCGTTTTTAATTAATGCAGAAACCGCAGAAGGAATGTTATCTCAAAGCGGAGCATATGCTTTTAGTCAGTTTGACGGTTTTCCGGTGCAAAAACTTCCTTCATACGGATTTGAAGATTATCTATAAAATATCGGTGTATTTATATTAATAAGAGAGGTTATTAATATGAGATTACTTGATAAAATTGCTCTTAATAGATTAATTAGTTTAATACTAGGTTTTATACTAACTATAGTAAAACTTTGTTTACCAGAAAGCGGTGATCAAAACACTATAGATAAACCAAAAGAAAAAAAGCTTTTTCCAACCATTAGACGAAAAAAGAAACAGTAAAATGATTAAATTTACTAGTTGTGTTCTTGTGTGTTCATTAATATTATTTTCTTCATATGGTTACAACGGTTCCACAACTGCTGTGGTAACTGTTGTTGGTGGAGTTATTAAAGCTAAACACTCAGAAAGTATTAAAAAATATAAAAGAAAAGATTGTCCTGTTTGTAAAGGTAAGGGCTGGTATATTAGTGGTGATGATATTCAAAAAGTACCCTGTGGATATTGCGAACCAGAAGAAAAACAAGAATCTGAAATAACTCATCCGCCAATAATTATTAAAGGTGGTAATTGCAAAACTAAGGTAATGAAAAAATGAATAACGAAGATTTAAAAGTTATTGCAGAAAAAATTATCGCTAAGGTTCCTAATAAAGAACCAGAAAAATTTGGTAGTATTATTATGATACTTATGGTTATAAGTATTATTTTAACATTAATTAGAGTTATTCAGGAGTGCAATAAAAAGAAAATATCCATCTTCAATAGAAAACAAAAATACGAATATTATGGGCAGCAAGTTAAAGATATTTCTATTAGAAGGTCGTGGTTTACAAAAATGATTGTAAAGAAATCCATTCGTAAAGAATTAGATAAAGAAGATTATAAATTATATGGCAATGACTTAGCAAACGCTATTTTAGACACAGGAGAAAATCTCAAGGAGGATGAAATTATTACTTTAGTGGAGGCAGCAAATGTTTAGTTTATTAGTGTGGTGTGTATATGGAATTTTTGTTGGTAGTATAGCAAAAACAATAGTTCCAGGGGATGAAAATTTCGGCTTTGTAAAAACAATAGTATTAGGGGTTGCTGGATCATACGCCGGAGGTATAATAACATATCTGCTGGGAATGAGTCCGCTACAAGCATCTGGATTATTCATGGGTGTTGTAGGAGCAGTTGTGGCATTGGTCCTATACAACAAATTATCAACAAAATAAAATGCGTCCATCTTGGACAAACTATTTCTTAGGACTAGCTAAAGTAGTCTCTCAACGTAGTCACGATATTCAAACTCAACATGGTTGCGTAATTACTGATAGACAAAACCGCATACTAGGAGTAGGATATAATGGATTTGCTCGTGGTTTGGATGATAAATTATTACCAAACACTAGGCCAGACAAATATCCATGGATGATACACTCAGAGCGTAATGCTCTTTCAAATTGTGTTGTGCGTCCTGAGAACGGAATAGCATATGTTACTGGACAATGCTGTAATGATTGCATAATGGCTTTATGGCAAGAGGGGGTTACAAAAGTCATTATGTCTGATGATCATGGTACACATTTATTTGATAGTGAAGCTCAAAAAAGATTTGATATATTTATAAAAATGACTGGCATGGATATAGAATATATTCAACCAGATCTTTCATGGATTACAAAAATAAGCGGTGTATTAAATGATAATTAGTTTTTATATATGTTTAATATTTTATTTATATTCTATAATTTTCACCACCGATCACAACTCAATAATGAATGCTTTTAGTTTTACTGTTGTGACAGGATTACTTGTTCTAATCAATAGGAGATGAGATGTCTGCTCTTCAAGAATTACAAAATTATACATTTGTCAGTAAATATGCTCGTTGGCTAGAGGATAAGAACCGTCGTGAAACGTGGAAAGAGGCGGTTGAACGAGTAAAAAATATGATGCATACCAAGTATAGTGAATTTGGTATAGCAGATGATATTGATTGGGCTTATGATGTAATGTATAAAAAGCGTGTTCTTGGTAGCCAAAGAGCGTTACAGTTTGGTGGCGATCCTATTCTAAAACGACATGCTAAAATTTATAATTGTACTGCAAGTTATTGTGATAGATTAAGATTTTTTCAAGAATGTTTCTGGTTATTACTCTGTGGCAGTGGGACCGGATTTAGTGTGCAAAAACACCACGTTGCTAAACTACCATCATTAGAACACGAAGTAGAAGAAGGCAAAGGACGAGTACATTTAGTTGAAGATAGTATTGAAGGATGGGCTAATAGTCTTGGTATTCTATTAAGTAGTTATTTTAGCAAACCGGTTGAAGAATTTAAAGACTGGAAAAATACTCATGTTATTTTTGACTTTTCACAAATTCGTCCAAAAGGATCTTCGTTAGCCAGCGGTGTCGGCAAGGCTCCCGGATATGAACCATTAGCAAATGGATTAGAAAAAATAAGAGCACTTTTAGATCGCTGCTTAACTAATGGCCAAAAAAAATTGCGTCCAATTGACGCTTATGATATTGTTATGCACAGTAGTGATGCTGTGTTAAGCGGTGGTGTTAGACGTAGCGCATCATTGGCATTATTTAGTCCCAATGATGAAGAAATGGCCAAAGCCAAAACTGGCAATTGGTATATTGATAATCCACAACGAGCACGCAGCAATAATTCGGCACTCTTATTAAAGAGTGAAACAGAATTTCATGAATTTAAATCTTTGATGGAGAGTGTTAAAGAATTTGGTGAGCCAGGATTTATTTGGAGTGAATCAACAGAGATGATCTTTAATCCTTGTGTTGAAATTGGTATGTGGCCTGTTGATGAAGAAAGCGGCAAGAGTGGATGGCAAGGTTGCAATTTATCCACTATTAATTGCTCTAGCGTAACAGATGAGGAAGATTTTTATGAGAGATGCAGAGCAGCAGCTATTATTGGAACTCTACAAGCTGGTTTCACTAAACTAGAATATCTTGGTGAAATTAGTCAAAAGATTTTTGAAAGAGAAGCATTGTTGGGAGTATCATTAACTGGTACTATGGAAAAACATGAATTAGTATTGACCGAAAAGGTACTAACTAAGGGCGCTAAGATTGCTGTTGAAACAAATAAAGAACTATCAAAAAAGATCAAAATTAATCAAGCAGCAAGAGTAACGTGTTTAAAGCCAGAAGGAACTAGCAGTAGTATGCTTGGAACCAGTTCTGGTATTCATCCACATCATGCCAAACGCTATATACGCCATGTACAGGCAAATGTTTTAGAAGCACCATACCAGCACTTTAAGAAATTAAACCCACAAGCCTGCGAGAAGTCTTGCTGGTCAGCAAACAATACTGATGAGGTTGTAAAGTTTCCAATTGAAGTGCCAGACGGAGCCAAATTAAAGAACCAACTTCCAGCAGTCGATATGCTTAAAGTTGTCAAAGAAACTCAAAAGAATTGGGTACATTCTGGAAAAAATAGATCCTTGTGTACCCAAGACTATTTGAGCCACAATGTTAGCAACACAGTTACTGTAAAACCAGATGAATGGGATGATGTTACCAAATTTATTTATGATAATCGTAAATATTTTGCTGGTATTAGTCTTATTCCCCAAAGTGGAGACAAAGATTATACTCAAGCACCATTCACAACTGTTTATACAAGCAGAGAAATTGTTAAAGAATATGGTGATGCAGCATTATGGTGTTCTGGTTTGATCGAATTAGGCTTAAATGCTTTTAATAATAATTTGTGGGCCGCTTGTGATTATGTTAGTATGAATCAAGCAAAAGAGAATGATAGTCAGGATAAGTTATTATTTGTGACTAAAATGAAAAATTTTGCTGGTAAATATTTCAATAGTGACCTTAAACGTCTAACATATTGCATGAAAGATGTTTATAATTGGAAGATCTATTGTGATCTATTTAATAGTTTCAAGAAGGTTGATTATACGCAACTATCAGAGACTGAGGACAATACAGTAGGAATTGAAGAAATTAGTTGCGCCGGTGGTGCTTGTCTAATTTAACAACTCCTATTGTAAAGGGTAAAACTTGAGAAAAAATTCTAAGAACTCTAAAAATAAATCTAAAGTTATTGATGCTACTCAAGAATTGGTTGTACATCAGCTTTATCGTAATAGATTAAAGCCAAGAAGTGAAAATCAAAAAGAATATATTAGAACTATAGCAGAAAATACTATTACTTTTTGCCAAGGTTTGGCCGGTAGTGGTAAGACGCATATTGCCATAGGAATGGCTTTAGAATACTTATTAGAAAATAAAGTTAATAGAATTATTATTACAAGGCCGGTATTAGAGGCTGGTGAAAAAATTGGTTATTTGCCCGGTACAGCAGAAGAGAAACTACATCCTTATTTATTACCTATTATTGATGAAATTAATTATTTTATTTCTCATGCTCAATACGCTAGTTTGAAATTAAATAATAAGATAGAGGTTGTTCCACTAGGATTAATGAGAGGTCGTAATTTTCATAATTGTTTTATTGTGGCAGATGAGTGTCAAAATGCTTCGTATGAGCAGTTAAAAATGCTATTGACAAGAGTTGGAACACAAAGTAAATTAGTATTGACAGGAGATATCGGCCAATCTGACTTAAGCAGACATTTACAGGGTGGCTTTATAGATTTAATAAATGCTTTAGACGGAGTAGAAGGTATTGGTAATTCTAAATTAGAATCATCAGATATTGTAAGAAACCCAATTATTGCTAAAATTTTATCACGACTAGATTCTTACGAAAATGGAAACCAAAAATAAACAGTGTTTGTTATTAAATTCAGATTATTCTCCACTTTCTATTATATCATGGAAAAGGTCTTTAATATGGTTGGTTAAATATGAAGACAACCCAAGATATGGTATAGAAATTATTGATTTCTTTAAAAATGATTTTATTAATGGAACAAATAATAAAAAATATCCTATTCCAGCAGTAGCTAAAACCCAAAGATTTTTTAGAATAAATAATCAACCTATAACATTTTCTAGAAAAAATATATACATTAGAGATAATTATACATGTCAATATTGTGGTAATTCTTTTGATATTAAAAATTTAACTTATGATCATGTTATTCCTAAAAGTAAATGGAAGAATTCAATATCTTCATTAACATCATGGACTAATATTGTTACAGCATGTGTTGATTGCAATAGAAAAAAGGGAAACAAAACCCCAGCACAAGCCAATATGCCCTTAAAAACATTTCCTTCTATACCAACTAATAAACATATAAGATACTTGCCTGTTATCTCTCGTCTATCTAGTATAAAAGAGAACATTCCCCAAGAGTGGAAAATTTATTTACCAGAATCATATTTCTAATGCCAACTTATTCATATTCATGCAATAATTGTAGTTCTAATTTTGAACTATTTTTTTATATTAAGGATTATATCGAACATCCAAGATGTGCGGTTTGTCAAAGCAAAAAGACTAATAGAGACTATAATAAAGATGCTCTGACACAGAGCGCTTCTGTAAGGAAATTGGATTGTGAACTTAAAACTATAGGTGATTTGGCCCAAAGAAATTCTGATAGAATGAGTGATGACGAGAAAGCCAGCTTATATTTAAAACACAACGCCTATAAACTAGAGGATAATCAAAAAGAATTGCCCTCTGGAATGTCTAGGATGAAAAAACCTCCAAAACCAAAATGGCCTGGATCTAATAATCAACAAATAAAAAAGAGAAGAAAACCAAATGGATAATAATATATTTAAAATTAATAATAAAACAGATGATGTACTAGATTATGTATATTATACAACTCTTGGTGATCATGAAACGATTGACGATGACGGCAATCCCAGAATAGGAGATAAAGAAAACTGTCTTGCTTATATAAGACAAAACGATAAAGATAAACAATACTATATCAAAGTTGGTACATATGGTAAAATATATAATCCAATAGGATTATTCTCAGAGGGTAGATCTAAAAAATTCTTATCAAAAATTGGAAAGAACGAATATACATTTAGTAAGGTTAATCAAAAAGTTTTTGATATGTATGTAAATTTTTTAAGAACAAAAAATATAGCATGGCTAAATAATGCAGAAAGGGAACTAGCATGAAGAAAAACGAAAAAACTATTAACAACTATGCGGTTTATTATTTATCTGATAAGAATAAATCTATAAAAGAAATTTCTGAAGAACTTGGGTTGACTTCTAAGATGGTGAGTGATATAATTTCTTCTAGGGAAGTTGAAAAAAATTCTGAGATAAATACCACATCTTCAAAGGTCACTAGTAAGGATTTAATGATCAGAGAAACATCAAATAAGAAAACCAAATCTGTTGCAATTATGACAAAATCTGCATCAGAAGTTAATGATTCTTTTAGACAAAAGATTAATAATGCCACATCTAGGACTAGCAGAGATGCTATACATAGACCAAATAACAAATGAAATATATTTCAAAATACTCCAATGGTAAACACATATCATGTGCTCAATATATAACAGAAATTATTTGTGAAAATAAAGCTAAGAAAGAAAAAAAGGACCTACATTATAGATTTTGGACTAATAAAGAATGGTCTGCATACTACAGGAATCAAATTGCCACTGCTAATCAATTGCTTTTAAAATATGATGAACAAGCGATAATTAGGGCAATAAAAGCTAAAGAAGCAGAGAAAATTTATTCTTTGCGTGCTCCTCATCTTATTCCTATCATAGAAAAAGAAGAGAAAGCTTTGGCATTAGAAAATAAAAATTTATCTAAAGAATTTGATCGATCAGAAAATAAAGTTTATAACACAAAAAACTTAAAAAATAAATCCATATTATCCAAATTAAAGGAATTAGAATGAGTTTAAAAGAGGATATCACTAAGCAATTTGGCTCTGATATTATTTTGAATGGTAATGCGGTGGTTGATAAGACAACATTAACAATTCCAATTAGTCCGTCTTTAGATATTGTTTTAAATGGTGGAATTCCGGAGGGTAGTTTTGTTGTGTTGACAGGGCAACCTAAGTGTGGTAAAACGACAACATCCTTGGATTTTTCTGCTACAGCACAAAGAGATGAGTATGCTCACAGCTCTTTTAAAGATGGCAGAGAAGTGTATTACCTAAATATCGAAGGTAGATTAAAAAAGAGAGATTTAGAAGGAATACCAGGACTAAAATTAGATAAATTTCATATTATAGGATCTCAAACGGGTAAAATTCTACATGCTGAA